GCCGGATCATGGAGGTTCCGGCCGGCAACGTGCCCGAGCCCGAGCCAGTCAGCACCAGCGGCGCGGCGAGCAGGCGCCCGCCGGCTTGATCATCCACTGCGGTCTGCGTTGCGGCGAGCGTCGCTTGAACCTGCTGCGTGGTCAGCTTGACCGAATCGAGCGCGCGCTGCGACTCGTCGTCGCCGACCCGCGGCAGCAGCATCGAGTGACCCGGCGCCGGGCGCTGAGGCCGCTGCGCGCCCATCAGGCCCAGTCATCTTCCCAGCCGGACCAGGACGGGTCGCGCCGCGGGCCGGTGGGGTCAAGATAGTGCGGTTCCTCCGCGTCGCGGTTGCCCGCGTCGGTGCGCAGCCCGGCCGTGGCCTCGGCGATCTTGCCGTTGCCAGGCGATGGGTCGAGCTCGGAGCGGATGAGGCCCTCGCGGTAGGCGTACGCGACGATGACCAGCTCCTCGCTCGGAACGTCGAACGTGAGCACCGTGGGGTCCGCGATGCTCGTGAACTGCGGGGGGAGCGGGATCCAGTAGATCTTGCCGGTGCCCGCCGGCGGGATCTGGTTGAACACCAGGTTGGCCGCCTGCATCCGGTAGCGCAGCCGCGAGACCGTGGTCGACGGGACCGCGCTCCAGCGATGCGCCGCCGAGAGGTCGTGCGGCGGACAGCGGCGGAACCGCACGCCGTCGGAGCTCACGTCGAGGTGACGGAGCTCGAAGAAGTTGGGCGCGATCGTCGCCAGCGCGTAGGTGTCCACGCCGGCAACGATCGCGAACGTGGCGGACAACGTGTAGTAGTCCTTCCACGCGTTGACCATCGCCCGGTACCCGTGCAGCAGACCGTAGTTGATCGCCTGGAGCAGCACGTCGGGCGTGACGTCCGTCGATCCCTCCCACCCGCCGAGCTGTTGCACGGCGAGCGAGAGCTGCGCGAAGGTCCGGTTGTAGGCCATGGTCAGTACACCGGGATGCCCTTCTGGCCCTTGAACTCGAAGACCACGAAGTCCGCGGCAGCGAGATCGGTAGCGGCCCCGGTCGACTCCAGGTTGGTGGTGAATGACACAACCCTGGTCGTCGGGTTGTAGTCCTGAATAACCAGGTTCTTCGCCGTTGCGGCCGGGCCCCAGACATCACCGCTGATGTTGAGGATCACCGGCACGCTGTCGCGCAGCTTCATGGTGTATACGCCGGCGCCCGAGCGGACGATGTCGGTCGCCACGATGGGAGCGAAGTTGTTCGACGCGTGCATGAAGCCGATCGACGACGTCGCACTGAAGGTCGTTGGCGCCCTCACCGGCGCGGCGGCCCCGGCCCCCTGGATCTTCGCGTAGAAGGCGATGTGCTCGTACGGCATCCCATAGGCTGGATTTTCGCTTTGGTTCATGGCGTCACCTCACGGCAGGATGATCACGCAGTTGTAGCCAGGAGCCTTGCAACTGAAGTTGTAGTACTCCCCGACGCGGGCCTCGTAGGCATCCGCGGCCTCGGACACCTTGATGATCGAGCCCGCGCGCTTCTGCAGGAAGTTCGGCGCGGGCCCGGCCGAGAACATGCACCACGAGCTCCAGGTGAGCACGTAGATGCGCTTGAGCGGGCAGCAGCGGTCGGTGTAGAGCGTCAGGTCCTTGCCGTTGAGGTTGACGCTGAATCCCTTGTAGCCGATGGTCGCGACCTTGTTGCCGTCGTAGCCGACGGCGGAGGTCATGATCCACTTGCCCTCCATCTGCTTGGTCAGCGTCCCGAACGTGACCGGGTTCAGCCACACCACATCCGGATCACCGCCGATGTTGTCGACCAGCGCGACCGCATCGACGAGCAGGTTCGCGATCGACTGACCGGCCGTGCCGGAGATGCGCACGCCGCCGAGAAACTCGGTCTCCGACGTCCGGTCGACGCCCTGGAACAGCGTCGCGCTCGGCGCAGCATCGGGAACCCAGTCGGCGAGCCCGGACGCCGAGGTGAAGGCACCGGCGTTCGAGCCGTCGCCGTTGAGGTAGAGGAAGTCCGTGTTCACGAGCGCCGCGATGCCCGCGGTCCCGTTGCCGGTCAGGACGAACGCGCCGGTCGCGCGCGTGATCGACAGGATCGTGATGGTGCCAGCGCGCAGCACGGAGCCGAGCGTCGCCGACGCCTGCAGGACCTCGCCGGCGCGCACGCCCCACACGCTCGCGAGATCGGCGAACTGCATGTTCGGCGTCGCGACGTTGACGACGCCGTCGAGCACGCCGACCTCGCCGTTTCCGGTTCGGAAGAACCGGAAGTTCATGTAGTTGCCCTCGGCCTCGATCGCGTTGTCGAACTCGTCGAAGGCGCTCTCGAACGCGTCTTCGTCGCCGGTCGCGGTCGCCTCGATGGCCTGGTTGTCGACGCGCGCGAGCCGGTAGTGCGCCGTGCGCTTGACGAGGAACGCCTTGTAGCTGGAGGTGTTGTTGTTCGCGTTGGTCACCGCGATGGTGAAGCTCGTCGATCCGCCGCCGGGGAGCGCGGTCATGATGGGCTGCACCCACTCACGACCACCGGCGTTGGTCTTCTTCTGCGACTTCGCGAGCATCCCGGTGGCCTTGTTCTTCTGCATCGCCATACGGGCGAGCTCGAAGGGGCTGTAGTGCTCCTTGATCACCGGGTCGAGTACGGTCAGGTCTGTCGTGGACATGAATCAGGTCCTTGGGGGTCAGGTGTTGGGTTGCTGCCCTGCTCGTGCGCGCAGCTTCGCGAGCGACGCGGCCCGCGCCGACCGCTTGTCGGGCAGGTCGGACGGATCGCGTGCGGGCTCCGGCTTCGCTGCGGGCGTCGGTGCTGGACCTGGTGCACCACCTGGTGACGCGTTGGCTGCGGGGGCTGGAGCCGCGGGCTTCGCGGCGGGCTGCGCTGGCGGGGTCGCCGGCGCGAGCAGGGATTGGAGATGCGCGCCGCGCTTCGCGTACTGTTCGGCCTGCGCGCGGTAGTAGTCGTTGGCGTACTTGGTCGCCGTGGCGAGGTCAGGCTTCTGGCCGAGCCGCTTCTGCTCCTTGAGCACCTCGTAGACGATCGAGGCCGGCTCGAGCCCGCCAGTCGCCTCTCGGTCGTGCAGGAAGGGGTGCTGCGCCGCAGCGGGGGCGATGAGCTCTCCAAGCCGCGCGACGTACGCGGCCTCCTGCTGCGCCGCGGTCTGCTTGCCGCGCTCGACCTCCGCGTCCTTGGCCTGCTTCGCCTCGCGGTCCTTGAGCGCGCGCTCGCGCTGATCGACATCGCGTGCGTAGGTCGACACCACACGGGTCGCGCGGCGCGACTGCGCGCCGGTCATATACTCGCCGGCGACCCCAATGCCCAGGCCTTTGGGGCTGGCGCTGATCTCGGTGATGAGGTCGGCGACCGCGGTCTTGAGCTCGGCGGGGTCGGTGATGCCATAGGTGTCGGCGAGCCATGCGATCACCGCCTCGGCGGGCTTCTCGACCAGCGCGCGCCGGTCGGGGAGCAGCTTCTCGCGCTCGGTCAGCGCGGCCTCGCGCGCGGCGATGGCCTGCTCGCGTTCCGCGTGCTTCGGGTCGGGCGCCGGCGCCGCCGCGGGGGCTGCAGCGGTCTCGGCCGGCAGCGGCAGGTCTGGCAGGTCGGGGAGGCCCGGGGGCGGGGCGACCGGAACCACGGACGCGATCGGCGGCGCGGCGGGGGGCGGGTTGCCGGCTGATCCGGCGGGGGCCGGGGCTGCGGCGGGAGCGGCCACGATCGGAGCCGGGGCCGCCGGCTTATGCTCCATCGGTACGAGGTCGTCGGGCATGTCGGCCCCGACGCCGCCCTTGGACGCCAGGGTGCGAAACAGGGCCCGAGACTTCCCGGTCCACACGCGCTGTTGGCGCGGCCCGGGCTGGGGGCCGGCGGCGGGGTCGTCCTCACCCGGGGGCTGGCCGATCTTCTCGGGTGCCTCGCCGGCCGCCTCCGCCTCGGCAGCCGCGGCCGCGCTGGCCGCCTTGCCCGAGGGCGCGCTCTCCACGCTGGCCTCCGCGCTGTTGCTGGTCGGCTCGATCGCGGGCTCGTATCCGTCGAGGTCGTCGCTCATGAGACTCCTGGGGGTAGCGGCATGGGCATGCCGGCTGCGAGCTGGGCGGTCCCGCCGCCGAGGGGGTCAGGAAAGCCCGCGGGGCCGGGCGGACCCATCGGGCCAGGGGGCCCCATGCCGCCGGCGCCAGGCAGGGGCCCCATCGGGGGAGCGCCAGGGGGTCCCATTCCCGGAGGCCCCGCGCCGGGCACAGGGGGGCCGCCTGCGGGGGCCTGCGCCGCGGCCTGTTGGGCCATCTGCTTCTCGAGGCCCTCCAGCATCTGGAGGTACCAGCGGTAGCGGCCAAGGTACCGATCGTCGGCGGCCTCGGCGAACGCGTTGTCGTGCTCGCCCTTGATGATCTCCTTGGCGAGACCCGGCGGCGAGAGCATGTAGACGGTCGGGGCGCAATCCTCGAGCGGGATCGAGAGGTCGCCCAGCATCTCGGCGAGGCGCTGCAGCGCGCGCACAGGGCCGAGCAGGTGCCGATTCATGGACTGGATGTCGGGCTCGTCGAATAGGGTCCCGAGCAGCAGCGGATTCGTGATGAGCCCGGGGATCTTCATCAGGTCCCCGACGGTGTCGAGCTTCCCCGCGCGAGCCTCGGGCAGGAAGTTGATCGGCTCGATGTTGAGGTGGAAGCCCCCGCCATCGAAGTCGAATTTCTTCCAGTCGATCTCCTTGATCCACGGCGCGAGCTTGACCTTCTCGTCCCCGCCCTTGACCTCGGCGGCGAGCTCGCGCGCCTCGTCGATCATGCCCATGCCGCTGTCGACGCGGCCCATGCTGTACTGGAGGTCCAGGTAGCTGAAGCGGTCGCTCTGCATGTCGTCCATCGTGTCGAGCGCCTTGCCCGACGCGTTCGGACCGAGGGTGCTCTTGCTCGCCGCAGCGAGCTGGGACACGCCGGCGATCTCGTACATCTGCTGGATCAACCACCGGAGCGAGTCGATGCCCTGCGTGCTGGCGGGGTTCGGCGCGATGTACTCGGGCTTCTGGCCGTCGTACTCGATGGCCACCGGGTCGCGCGCGCGGAGGTGGTTCTTGTTGATGTTGCTGCCGCGCGGCGTGAAGATCTTCAGCCCCGAGCCCCAGTAGATCGCCAGCTGGATGTCCTGCCAGAGCTCGTTGACCTTGTTCTGCGAACCGGCGAGCTGCTGCACGAGCCCGATGCCGAGGAACCCGCGAAGCGCCGGGGTCCACGTGGTGCGCGAGAGCGGGAAGCGAGCCCGAGCCCACACGCACTCCTTGAGCGGCGCGCCCTGGTCTCGGATTCCGATGAGGTGCTTGCCATCGTCGGCGCCGGGGAAGGACGGCAGGCGCCACGCCTTGATGAGCTCGATCTGGTCCTTGTCGATCGGCGCGTCGTAGTCGTACGGGGCCCAGATGTCGCGCGTGGCCGGCGCGCAATCCCGAATACGCTCGCGGTCCTTCGGGAACTTCGCGGCGAGCACATCGCGGTCCACCAGCTGGACCCGCGCCAAGGTCCAGGGCCAGCCGTTGTGGCGCTGCTCGCCATCGTCGAACACGAGCTCTGACCGGGGGAGCCGCTCGGGGATGACGTCGCCGCCGATGCGGACGGTCTCGGAGAACCCGTCTCCGCGGATCACCGCGTCCCGTAGAAGGAGCGGCATCGTGCGCTCAATGTTCGGCGAGCCCATCTTGCGGCGGATGACGCGCGAGGCCCGCCGCGCATAGAGCTTCTCGCTGTACTCGGCGTCGTCGGCCGAGATGATCGGCATCGAGCGGTGTTTGCCGATCCGCGCGGTCACCGTGTCGACCATCGACTGCAGCAGGTTGAGGTAGCTGCTCGCCTTCGACTGCGCGCGGAGGAAGTCCATCGCGGCGGTCCCGAGCCGGCGCCCGACCGGGCGGCCCTCGTAGATCGCCTCGTGGATCAGGTCCATCGCGTGGTAGCCGCGCAGGTACGCGCGGCGCACGTCGGACCACTGCCAGAGCGCGGAGAGCGCGGGCTCGCCCTCGAGCCGCCACCAGCCGCGCCCATCGCCGGCCACATCCCTGGGGCCGTCGTCGTACTGCCGACCCGGACGCTGGTCGGCGACGTCCTTGCGCTTACGGCGCGTCGATGGTGCGCGGGTGCTGGTGCGCGGGGGTGGAGAGGTCGTCGATCTCGATCGTACTGTCGCTCCACACGCGCCCGACCACGAGGTCACCGCACCGGATCTTGTGCGTGACGCGCGGCAGATTCACCCAGTAGCGAACCGTGCCTTCGTAGCAGTCGCCGCTCATACCGCCACCGAATCGAGGGTGCCGTCGTCCATCGCCACACCCTCGCCGAGCAGCCATCCCGCGATCTCCTGCCACACGGTCTCTTCACCCTTGGCCATCGCCGCCTGCCCCTTCGTGAGCGCAACGTGCGGCGTGGTCAGGCGGATGATCTTGTCGACCGGCGGCGGTTCGCCGGGGTGCGCCTCACGCCACTTCCGCAGCGCGCGGGCGAGCGCCACGCCCTCGATGATCCAAGGGCCGGGCGCGTCGAGCCACTCGGCGACCCGGCGTGAGCCCTCGGACCACGCGTCCTTGCCGAGGTGCTTGAGCTCCTCGATGAGGTCGTCGCTGTGGCGGACGGGGGCCGTGGCGGTCTCCTGCCCGGTCGACATCGCCAGCGTCGTCTTGCCGGTCCTGGGGCCGCCGAGGATGACGATGCGGGTCATGGAGTCCTCCGGAAACGATCCCAGATCGCGGCGACGGCGGGGTCGCGCCGTGCCCGGGCGATCTGCGCCGCGGTCACCTGCTGCGATTCGGTGAACGAGCCGTCCTCGTGAAGCACGACGCTCGGCGGGGTCCGGTATGGATCGAACAGCTCGGCGGCGAGGGGAAGGCAACGGCTCACGATCAGCTCCAGATCAGCACGACACCCGTCACGGTCGCGCTCGCGTTGAGGATGATGGTCGCCTGCGTGGGGTCGAGCGAGATCGAGTCGGGGTCGGTCGCGTGCAGCTTCACGCCGGTGTCGCCGCCCGCGCCCTTGAGCTTGATCGTCGCCGTGTTCGCCGCCGGCTTGACGATGGTCACCGCGGTCGGGACCGTGCCGCCGGTCGGGACCGTGATCGTGTTGTCGCCCGGGGCCAGGGTGACGGGCGCCGCGGTCGCCGCGGGGCTCGCGGTGTTCGCCGCCGCTGCCGCGAACGGGTTGGAGAGGCGGTCACCCGAGAAGCTCAGCGCGATCATGCGCGTCGAGGTGGCGCTCACCGCTCGCTCCTCGGCACCATGCGCAGCGCCTGCTCTTCAGGCGTCATATACTCCACGGCCTCGATATAGCGGCCCGGTGGAGCGCCGGGCCCGGACCCGACGATCCCGCGGAACGTGTTGTTGGTCCGGTTCGCCACCTCGCTCACCCAGTTCTCCGGGTAGACCTCGCGCAGCATCTGAGCGCCCACGCTGATGTCGAGCGCCATGATCGCGCGGTAGGCGCGGATCCACCGGCGCAGCGCGAACACCCGCCACCACGCGGGCGGTGGCCCGAGCATGGCCAGGCGCTCGCAGCGCTCCACGGCGCGGGTTGTGCTGATCGCGGTCATATGGCCACCTCGCGGGATCGGGCGAGTGAGGGCCCCAAGTCTTCGATGTCGATCTGACCACACCCACAGGGCGCGTTCCACATGGTGACGACCCGGCCGTTCTCGATCCGCGGCTCGATCAGGGTGCGGATGACCCCGGTGCCCCTGCAGCCGGTGCACCACCGATTGCTCACGTGGACCTCCGCAGGCCGAGCGTCTCGCGCACCTTGCGGAGCATCGCCCGCCGCATCTCGACGAACGTTCCGATCGCCGACCACGGCACGTGCTCAGCCCGGCCCTCGCGGGTGATCCGGACGTAGCCCTCGCCATACTCGGCGACATCTGCCGCGACCTTGGCCGCGACCTCTTCGGGGAGCGTGGTCTGCATGGCGCTCACCCGACCCGCCCGATCGCGGGCTGGTACTCGACGCCGGGCAGGACCTCGGCCAGGGCGCGGTTCAGCAGATCGCCGCCGTGCTGGGCGTAGATCCCCTGGGGCGCCGGCCGGTCGTCGCGATCGCGGTCGTCGGCGCCGCGCGCGCGGTTGAGCTTGATCGAGACCTTGCCGACGGTCAGCTCGGCGACATCGAAGCCGCCGGCGTTCAGCCGCTCGATCGCCGCCACCAGCTGGGCCGCATCACCGGCCAGCGCGATGGAAACTGTAGGGGTCGCTGATGTCGTCTTGCTCACAGTTTGCGGCCTCAAGTTCGCGCTCCTCACGTATAACAGATTCTGGGCTGCCTGGAATGACCTTCGGTTCCTCCGGGCGGTAGCGGTGGTGGTGGGACTCGCGGTGGGCGTACAGGCTGCCGTCCAGCGCGTCATGGGGGGTGGAATCCTCCACCTCCTTCCCGTCCTCGGTCCGGAGGGCTTTCCAGCGGTGCGCCCGGCCCTCCACGATCAGGGGGGAATCCTTCCTAAACCGCATCAACCCTTGGCGAATGTCGTTGTTGTACTGCTTCTGCGCGATCGCCTTGTTGTGCTTGGTCGCCTCGATGATCGGGATCTGGTACCGGTCCACCCACTTCTTGCTCCATCCCATCACGGCCGGCTTGCCGCCGCCGCCGGCGTCCGCGGTCCAGAGCGAGATTCCGACCTGAGCCCTGACCGCCACCAGGAAGGCGGCCATCTCGTCGTAATCGAGGCCGGTCCGCTTCCAGCTGGCGAGCTCGTACAGGATGGGGTCCCGAAGCGACCAGGCCCAGATGCAGAACGCGAACGCCGCGCGCGTGCCGAGGTCGGCGCCGAGCGCGAGAAAGTACGGGCGCTGCTCGAGCTTGTGCCCCGGCAGGTCCAGCATCGCGGCACGGAGGTCGGGGAACCCATCGACATCGAGACGCTGCTCGGCATAGACAAGTTCGTGCTCGGGCTTGGAGTGGAAGGCGTAGACGTAGCGCGCCCCCTCCTTGACCCATTGCGCGCGCCATTCGCGCAGGACATCGGGGTCATCATCGGCCCATCCGTTCTCTCGGATGTCCTCGCCGGCCGCCCGCTCCCACCGGACCTTGAGCGCGGCGGCGGTGGCGTCGTCCTCGTCGTCGAACGGGCCCCAGCGATGCGCGCCCGGGGCGATCTCGCCGGTCCAGCGGTGCGTCGAGCGCTCGGCGCCGACCTGGTCGAAGAGGTTGTCCTCGACGAACCACTCGCCGCGATCCCACACCACGCGACCGAAGAACGGATTGTCGGTGACGTCGATCTCGTGGATCTCCCACCCAACCAGGCGTTGCTCGACCTCATCGCGGGTGATGTCGTAGAACATCCCGACGAGATCGCGACCGGGCGTCCCGGTGACCCAGCACTCGCCACCGAAGTCGCGCATGCCCTTGCTGATCACGGCCTTGTACATCCGCTCAAGCCACTGGACGTCTTGGGCCTCGTCGACCCAGTAGACGTGTTTGGCGAGACCACGGAGGTCCATGATCTTACCCTCGTCGTTCGCGCCATAGAGTTCGATCAGCGATCCGTTGCTGAACTCGAGGGCCAGATCTCCATCCCTGACCTCGACGCCCACGGAGCCGAGGTCGTAGCGTGGCACGCCGGACCCCTTGAGCCGTTCTCCGTAGCGCTCGATCACGTCGACGAAGCCACTCGCGGTATCGTTGCGCCAGGCGCGCGCCTCGGCATTGATCCGGGTGTCGGTGATGTAGACCGCGCGGAACCGCGGGATCTCGACCGCGCGCGCGATCAGCTCGCGAGCACCCCCGGTGGTGGCCCCGCTGCGCCGGGTCTTCTTGGTGGCGCGCCGCCGGCCGGGCCCGGTGAAGAATCGGCGTTGCTTCGGGTGGTAGAACGCCCGCAGCGCGCCGGCCAGCTTGCCGATGCGCTCGCGGCTGGTTTCCGCACGGGCCCGCGCCTCCGCCGCGGCGCGCTCGGCCTCGACACCAGCCGTGGTCTCGGCGTGGGCCCGACCCTGTTCGGCGGCGGATTGCTCGGCCGCCGCGCGCGCGTCCTGGTCGATCCGCCGCTGGCGTTCCTGGCGCAAGCGGTCCAGGTCGAGATCCACGGCTCAGTTCTCCGTGAGCTCGTTCTCGTCGACGTCGTGCATTTCGACCTTCATGCCAATGCGCGTGAGCTTGATCGTCGCGCTGTCGCCGATCATGTGGAGCTTGAGCAAACACCCGGGGCAGTCGGCGATTTGCAGGCGCTCGACCGCGCCGAACCAGTCTCGGGCGAGGATGACCGCATCCGTCTGCGGAATATCGGCCGCGCGCAGGCCGCAGAACCCCATCACGTTGGGCAGGAACTCGACGTGCGTCACTCGGCGCGCCGCTTCCCGCCCGGGCCCGCGGGGCGCATGGTCGGCGAGGATCGGGCGTCTGCCTTGAGCTTCGCGTGATGCGCGGCGTGGTCGAACGTGCGGCCGGCGTCGGCCTTCACGAAGTCCTTGGCCACGCTCTGCGCGATGCCGAGACGCTTCGCGGCGGCCGGGTTGTGGTCGACGAGCTCCATCAGGTTGTGCTCCTTCTGGCTGGTGCTCGGCATGTCAGAGCTCCTTGCTCGGCGCAACGCCTGCGCAGAACGCCTGGAACGCGTCCCGCAGCGCGGCGCTCGTGCTCTGCACCGCTGCCGCCGCGGCCTGTCCAGCGCACGCGGCGGCCTGCAGGGCGCGATACCGTTCGGCCTCGGGTCCAGTGATCAGCACGGCGCCGGGCGGCAGGACCGGCGCATGGCTCCCCGGCGGTGGCGTCCCCGCGAGCACCTGCAGCGCGGCGATCGCGTCGTCGAGGTCCGCGCGCTCGATCTCGATGTGCGGCGGGCCGCCGAGCGAGCGCAGCAGACCACGGACGGTGTGCGTGGTGTCGAGCGTGACGTTGCCGCTGGACACCCGAGACGCCTTGATGCTGCCTCGGATGACCGTCGTGCCGGTGCCACGGCGTGGCCCGTCGATCGGGAATATGGCGTTCCACCCGTCGTGCACGCGCGCCAGGTCCTCGGCCGACTGCTCCGAGAACACCGGCCCGCCCATCTCGCGCACCGCGGGCGTGTCGGCGAGCGCGGCGTTCGAGAGCGCGGCATCGAGCGGCGGGCACGTCAGGTGTCGACCCGCGGCGACCTCGAGATCGCCTGCCTCGATGCCCTGTCCGCAGCGCGAGCATGGCACGCCGTTGGTCACGGGTCCGAGCGCCTGCATCTCCCCGCGCTCGACCTCCTGCATGGCGACCTCCATCGCGGTCGGCACGGCGCGCGCGGCGGCGATGTCCGCCTGGGCCTCAGGGGTGCGGCGGATGGAAGCGACGGCGACGGCGCCGGCGAACGTGCTGACCGGCAGCGAGCCTGCGTATGGAGACGGTGCGGCGCCTCGCGCCTGCCCGATGCGGGACTGGCGCTCGGCATCGTGGGCGCGCGCCCAGGCGGCCTCGTCGGGCAGGAAGTGACCGGCCACAGCGCGGTCCAGCGCGATCTCCATCGGATGCGCCTGCCCTGCAAGGACCCGGGCATGACGATCGGCCTGTTCGGTCGTCACGGCGTGCCCCCGCGCGGCGCTGGCTTCGTCGGCCCCATGATCTTGGCCGCGGCGGATTCGGGGGTCTCCGCCGGCGCGCCGGGGCGGTCCTGGTTCGAGGCGCCCGGCATCGCGCGCGCGGCGTCGATCTGGGCCTTCGCTTCGGGGGTCCGCGTGGCCACCGTCCTGGTGGTGTACCTGCGCATGTCGTCGCTCACTTGCCGTACCCCGGCAGCTTGCTCGGCGCCCCGGAATGGGCCTCGGTCGGGCGCTCGGCGTCGAGCACCTGGTCGCTGTCGCCGCGCCGGCGATCGGCGTCGGTCCCGCTCTGCCAGTTCGCGGGCATCTCGCGGGCGGTCTTGATTTGGTCGTCGCACTCGGTCGTTCGCGTGGGCATGGTGTCCTCCGGTTGAGCCGAGACTGTAGCGCGGTCAGCGGCTGCGTGGATAGCGCGGCGACGCCGGGGCGAGCAGCGCGGTCCGCGCCGCGTCCACTTGGCGCTGGTCGAAGCCGTCGGGGCGGCCGAGGTCCACCTTGAACTGCCGGATCGGTTCGCGATAGGCGACCCGAGCAGGCGAACACCCCTCCGGCAGCTTCCATCCTCCGGCGGCCGGTAAGTGGTAGTCCGCTTGTCCGGCTCCGGGTTGAGCGAACGCGATCTCATCTGGCCGGAGCGTCGGGTCCGCGGTGACCTTGATCGGCCCGTGCTTCGTGTCGATGTAGAGCGCGCCGCCCTGCTCGCGCATGGAGAACGGCCGGTGGAAGTAGTAGCAGCCCATCACCACGTGCAGGATGCCTCCGACCTCCGCGCCACGATGGCCGGCGTCGGACCGGCGCTTGAGCGGGCCGATCGGAATGTCGCCATGCGCCCAGACCCGACCGGGCCCGTGCTTGTGCTGGATGAACTGGACCACGCCGCGCACTGCCTCGTCCTCCTGCCCGACCGGGACCAACGCGTAGACATGGTGCCGCTTGACGATCTCGCCATCGATCGTGAGGTCGCGCGATGCCATCGGCTCGACCTTGCCGACATAGCGCAGCCCGCTGCTCTCGAAGGCATCCGCGCACGCGCGCTGCAGGGATGCTGCGTCGGAGAACTTGGCCGGGTCGACCTCGATCGAGGCATCCCAGATGGGCTCCATGATGTCGCCGAACTTGTCGCTGATCACGATGCCGGGCTCGCGCTCCTTCCACGGCTCGCCCTGCTGGAACGCGGCGCCCGAGATCGGTGCACCGGCCGCCGCGTGGACGATTTCGCCGCCGACCCACAGACCGCATCGGCACTCGCAGGCGTCTCGCGCCTCGGCGATCCGCATCTGCAACCCGCACCGGCAGGTGATCGGACCGATGACCGTCACTTCTTGCTCGCGATCTTCACGCCCGGCATCGGCTCCAGCGGCTCGCGCTGGATCTCCGCGAGGTTCGATGCCGGGACCTCCACGTCGATGTTACCGTTCGGGCTGCCGAGCCGGACCTCGAACACGACCGAGGTCCGCTGTTCGCCGAGCTCGGGGTTGCCCATGCGGGGTGTGATCTTGCCGGCCAGCGCAGTGAAGCCGGGCCGGTCCTGGAACCACGCATCTTCGGGGCGCGTGCCCAGCGTGACGGCAGTGTGGAAGCGGACGGCGATGATAGGACGTTCATTGGTCATGGGCTGGGGTCTCCTTGGCGACGGGGGTCCATCGCTGTTCGTCGTCGGTGACAACATGCTGACCATCGTTCCACGGGAAGCCGCCGACCGGGTTCTGGCATCCATGCCGGGGCAGCGAGGTCCGCGACCCGACGGGCTGCTCGTCGAAGTCGCGCACTGAGATGCCGCACGACGTGCAAACATCGCGGCTCACGACGGCAGCTCCATGTTCCCGCCGTCGACGCCGACGATCGAGGTCACCTTGTCGAGCCCGCGCAGGATGCCGGCCACGTGGCTCTCGCGGATCAGCATCTGCTCCGATCCATCGTCGGTCGGGTAGATCAGCTGCTCCCCGCTCGATGGCGCGCGAAAGAACACCACGACATCCCCGGCCGCGACCAGCAGCGCGACCGTGGCGCCGCTGGTCGTGATGCGGCCCTGCCCGACCGCGATCACCTCGGCCTTGAGGTACGGCGTGTTGTCGGTGGCGAGCTGCGGGACGTACAGCCCGGCCCGCGTGCGCTCCTCGGGCTTGAGCAGGCGGACCAGCAGCCTATCGTACAGCGGCTCCAGCGTCGGCATCAGGCCTGCTCCGGGATCGCCCGCCGATAGGCACAGGTCGTCGAGCCCACGGGATCCTCGACCTCGAATCCGAGCTGCTTGCCGAGGAGCTTGAGCGCCGCCCCTTCTGCATTGGATTCGGCCCGCAGAGTCAGGATCGCTTCCTTGGTGTCCTCGTTGTAGAAGATGTCGGCCTTCATCGTCGCTCCTTGCTTGGTGACAGGAACTGGTCCAGCGGGTAGTACGTGCTGGCCCGGAAGTGCTCGCGCATCGCGGCCGAGCTCGGGCCGTCGCTCGTGCAGATGACCGGCGTGGCGCGCGCGATGCCGACGCGCGCGAACAGGGCGCGCACGAGCCCGCGGCCGCGCAGGTTCTCGCCGGTGTCGTCGTGGTCGCGGGTGTACGCGTAGTGGACGATCGGCACGCCGGCCGCGTCGACGTACACGACCCAGGCGAGGATATAGTCGCGCGCTGCTACGCCGTTGCCGGGCTGCACCGCGACCAGCGCGCGGGTGTCGGGCCGGTCGAGCACGACGTCGATGCGCCGGTTGTACGCGTCGAGCAGATCCTGCCGGCGCTGGCCCTTCGATGCGGGCTGGGTGCGCTGCGCGCCGTGCCGGGCGATCGCGTGGCCGCCGGCGTGAGCGCTGAGCATGCTCCGGCTCCAGGTCTTCGCGATGTAGCCCTGGTCCTCGGGGCGGGGCGGCCGGATGGTCGCGGTCACCGGCGCCCCATTGCGTGCCGGATCTCGTCCTCGAGATTCTCGCACCATGTGGCCGGTCCCGCAGCGTGATCGGCGACCTCCATCACGATCGATACGAAGCCGGCCGCCCGGCGCACGCGAACCTCGGCGACCCAGGACGCGCCGAACCGCTCGCCGGTCTCAGGGTCGGTCCACGCC